TTGTGAAGCTGGCAACCTTGCGCGTGTACCCACCGCCACTTAATTCTGTGCCACCGCCAGCATCGCTTGGCGCGCTGGTGAATAGGCCCAAATAGACAGCTGAAGGGCTGGTGTAAGCCGTGTTGCTGAAGGAGTGAGCCAGTAATTTATTTTCAAGATAGTCAGAAAAGCCAGCCATAAGTAATTTCCTATTGGAGCGGTGCCGCTCTCATTTTCACGCTGGTCTGGCCAGCTGTTCGTTGGTTTGAAATCTCTAGGTCATCAATGGCCTTTAAGTAAAGGCTTGACCAGATGGTGATTCGCTCATCGTTTTGTAGGTACGGAGCGCTTTGCATCAGCGCGCCATAAAGATAAATGTCCGGGCTATAGTCGAGCAGCCAGTTGCTTGTGTTGCTGTCGCTCAGCGCTGGGATGCGTGCGTAATAAACTAGCTCGCCGGTGTAGCCGGTAGCCGTGTTATCAGGCGCTGGAAAGACTTGGATCTCAGTACCAACATGGGTGTAGCGGTTAGGCCGACCAGTAGCGCTTGATCCAGCCTTCAGCCCGTTAAGGGCTTCGTTCGTGAGAAACTCCATCTGAGTGACGGGGTTAGTCTCTAAAATTAAGCTCACCGTCTGAAGCCAATCTGCAGGCGTAGAGGAATACTCTGAGTCGATGGTTGCTTGTGATCTTGTGACCATGTAGCGGTGTCGCACAGAGCGCTGAAACTGGGCCTCTGCCAGGGCAATAAAGTCCTTTGTGGCAGAGGCCAGATCAGTTCTGTTAAGCCAATCGCTGATACTAGCTTGCAATTCACTGTAGCTAGAAATCGCCATCAGATTCGCGCGTCTCTGGTGCGAAACGCGCGGTTCTCTGAGTCGTTCAACCACTTAGCCAATTGCTTAGGATCGTCGGCAATACCCTTTGCTTTCAGATCGTAATAAATTGACATAGGTATGGACGCAACCTTTGACCACTCGCCGTGCTTCTGGTGACGGTCAATTTCATTACGGGCGCGCTTGTTCGCTAGAAGGATGGCCGTCACATCTTGCGAAGACGCAATAGTGATCTTGTCATCTTTCAGCGTCTCGCCAGCCTCATAAATGAAGTCGGTCTTGATGCCGCTGGCGGCATCGGCAGACAGGGTGCGTTTTATTTCCATACGTTTCCTATTAGCTAGTAGATAGGTCTGCTACAACACCAAGACCAGCTTCCTGAGTAACGACCAAACCATACTCTGCCAAGGTGAGGAATTTGGTTGCATCGCCGGTCTTAGCTAGCTCGTTAGCTTGGATAGGTCTTAGCGTAGCCACCTCTACCAGATCAGGGTCGATCACATACGCATCTCTTGCGCGCGATTTTGTTGAGGGGACAATTGCAACTGAGCCAAAATCGCTAAGGTAGACGTCAGCCGCACCGATGATAGTTGTTGGGGAGTCGCTAGGCGCTTGATAACGCTGAGCGGCAATACCAGCAAAGCCAGAGATCACAGTCTTAACGTGTGGACCTACTAATACAAACCGTGGTGATCCGCCGTTTGTAAACACGCCCTGCAGGATTGATTTTAACATTGTTTCTGTCATCGCTCGCTGCGTGCCATCAGTAGCGCCAGCGTTTACAACACCGCCAGATACTGTAGGCGCTGCGCCGTTAGTACCGTTAGAGCGGTTGGTGCGAATGAATGCAGCCAATGGTGCAGTCTTTCGTGCTTGTGTAGAGCTTCCACCTACCGCTGCGTGGTTCAAACCACATAGGTTATGTTCCATATCGTTAGCTAGACGCTTACCTGCCATACTGATCTGGTACGCGACCTCTGCCCGTCTACCGGCAAGATCTAACGCACTCATTGTGTCGGACACGATAAAGTCTTTGCGAGAGATTTGAGTATAGTTGCCTAAGCGAGATGTTGGAGTAACTGCGGTAAACGAAGCTAAGTCGTCACCTTCTAAGTGATGGTTAGCACCTGCGGCACCAAGATCATCGGTCTGCCACTCGAAAAATGTGTTTGTCACAGATCGCTTCTTTGTCATGTTGGACATGAAAGGGCGAGTCTCTGGAGAGATCATAGTGATAATGTTAGAGAGATCTTCACGAATGCCCTTAGCGTCATAGCGAAGAAAAGTATTTGAGATTATGGTCATGGTAATTCCTAAAGCATAGATTCAATAATTGAGGCTGCATTTTCTGTGCTGCCATTTTGTTTGAGACGTTGAAATGCGGCTTTAGTTTTGCGCTGACTAGGCTTTACCTGCTGTTGACGAGATCCAGACCGTACAGTTTTACCACCCTGCCCAGCTTTCTGAGCTTTGCGAACGCGCTTCTGACCTTGGTCAAATAGCATGGCTTTGCGCAAGACCTTTATGTGATTCGCTCTAACGAGCGCGCCTAGCTCTTCTTCAGCTACACCTTGGTCTATGAGGTATTCTCTAAGCTGCTCTCGCTGCTTATTCGCCACCTTCTCGTCCTTCCACTCTGGGATTAGATCGGGAAGTTGAGCCGCCTCATTCTGGATTAGCCCCCGCATTTGCTGCTGTTGCTCTTGGGCGTTAGCGTCATTCACACGCTGCTGCTCAATGGCAATGGCCTGCATTTTTTGCTGGCGCTGCTCAGTTCTTAATCTGTACTGTCGTTCTTGCCTTGCACCTTCGATAGGGTCTTCATCAAATAATCGGTCCCAATCTGGCGCAGGCTCGTCAATAGCCGTCAGCTGCTGTTGCAATGCGCCTAAAAGTTGGCTGTATTGCTGCCGCTCAAGGAGAACCGCGTCTCGGTCATGGCTGAATTGCTTTCGCTCTTCTGCCAAAGCTTGGCTCTTCTTGGTGTAGTCTGCTGTGCGTGAATACCCATTTTTAAGTTCGTCCAGGTCAACAGAGATTTCTTCACCGGCAACTTTGACCGTGAAGTTCTCAGGCTGACTACCGTCCTCATCTTCGTCTGAGTCGTAGTCTTCATCGTTCAACAGTTCGGCATCATCGTCATCTGAATTGAGATCCTCATCGGACTCCTCATACTCAGCTTCATCTGAAACCTCGCCCTCATTTTCTAAGGACTCATTTTCAACAACCTCATCTGAATCTTCGGTTTGGCCTTCTGGCTCCATCAAACTCAAAATCGCTGCTTGGGCATCGCCCAATTCAATAGACCCCACATGTTGGGATTCATTGCTTTCTATTTTATCACTCATCATAAATTCCGCTTATTGAAAGCGACTTGATCCGCGACTGCGCGTATTTGCACAACCAGGTCTTCAAGTGCTTCTTGTTTTTGATGTAAGCGCTCCCGTAGTACGGGGTCACGTTCCTTGCACCAAGCCTCAAAATAATCGAGGCGTAGCATTTCTATGAGCACGCCGAAGTCTGGATCTTCAGCGAATCTCTGTATGTTTGATTGTTGCTCAGGCCGTAGGGACATTAGGTGCCTGCTGCTGTTGGGCTAATTGCCTAACCAGTTCTCTGTCTCTGTCCGCGTTGGCGCGTATCGACGCCACATCGACCTGCGCACCATATCGGGCGTTTATCTCTGCGGCCTTGAGTGCCAAATTTGCTTCGCTCTCATCCCTGCGGCGGTCATCCTCACGGATCATCTTCTCGCGCTCTAGCTCAAGCTCAGCTTGTTTCTTTTGAATGTTCGCGTTGATCTCAGCCATCTGAACCTGAATAAGCTGCTCGTTGATATCAGGCTTAGGTGGCTCTGGTGGTGCGGGCGGTTGCTGCGCTGGGTCTTTGAAAAAACGCTGGGGGTCTTTGAAGCCAGCTATCTCTAACATTTGCACCATAGTGGCGTAGTAGTTATTAATATCGACCAGCGGGTTATTTTCTACGCCCATCGTTTGCATGATCTGCTCTTGCTTGGCCGCTACCTGCTGCAACATGCCCATGCGCTCCATGTCGCCGCCTTTTCCCAAGGAGACGTTTGCCGTAACGTCCATGTTTGCGTTCCATCGGTCTGGACTGATGGGCACAAAGCCATTTGTTAAGCGGATCATGCGAGGCTTATCGACGTGCTTAATGATCAGCTGCAGTAGCCCTTTATATAGCCGGGTCATGCCGCCTTCAGCGAACAGGCGGGCAATCATTTCTGTCCTTTGCTGGGCTGCGCCTATTGTTTGCTGGACGGCCATTAGCGTGCTGCTCTGCAAGGCGCTAGGGTCTAGGCCGTCTGCCGCTTTTGATATGCCGGTTCGGTTCTCACGGATTTCGTCCATATAAGAAAGCATGGGAAATGCTTCTTTGCCAACGAAAGGCAGCGTGAAAGGCACAACAGCGCCAGGTTGACGCATTCTGATCACGCCCCCGGCCTCATTATTCATGACGTCTTCCAAACTGGCTTGGCCTTCAACCACACCCACCCTAGGGTGGGTAGACATAGCTAAACTGTCAAGGGATGCCCGCAACACTGCGGTCTTGATGCGCTGAATATCCATTGTTAGGTCTGCGATACTCAGACCAAAGAAGCTGTGCGGCTCCGGGTCTGGGCAGAAAAAAGCGAAGGGGATCATGTCTACTGGCTCGTTGCGCAGCACTTCATAAGTCGGGCCAGCACAACAAATCTTTCTAAGCTCAGCAACGCCATCGCCATCCATGTCTATGTGGGCATAAGCCTCCACATACAGCACCCGCTGAATTAGGTTGTTGTCTTCAAATGAGCTTTGCTGGAAACGCTCACGCGCCTCGACGTTAAAGAGTTCAAAATCAGTCTCGTTAACTGTCGCAAATTGCTCAACATCATCTAGGTCATAGCCCATAAGGACCATATCACTCAGCGTCACATAAGATCTGTGCGCAACCAGTTCAGCGTCATCAAGATTGCGCGCTGTGCGGTTGATCACTATCTCTTCGGGAGGCACTGCCTCAACCTTGATTTTGCCGACCTTGGATCGGTGCGTTACTCGGACTGAGTGTGATGACTCTTGTTGGTCGCTGCTGGCCATCGAGGTCAGCATATCAATTTCAATCTCAGGGTCTGAATTAAGAGCGTTGAGCGCCTGATCGTCTAGGCTCTCAAGCTCATAGCTCTGAGTCGTTTCGCTTTCGTCGTAGTAATACTTGAGAAACCCAGACCCCTTAACCAAAGCGTCTTTGAGACACGCATAGATAATTTCGACAAAGCTCTGGTCTTGGTCTTGATTGAGCACATAGTTTACAAAGTCAGTGGCTTGCTTTGCGCCCTCTACGTCTTCCGGGCCTCGCGGCGCAAACTCAACCATGTGGTCAGAGCCGCAAAAAATACGCATAAGGCTTGGCAGCATGGCCTGCACTGTGTCGCGCACGTCCATAGTTTGCGCTGTGCTGCGGCCCTCTTCGCCAGTGGCCAGTGCCTCACCATTATAATACTCAGCGGCAGTGGCACGCTGCGGACTGATAGTGTTATCAATGAAATCAACCGCGTCTTCGATGGCCTGCGTGATCGCGGCCTGCAGTTCTTCATCGCCCATGCTTGGGTCTTCTTCAATGAATTCTTCGGAGTCGTATAGTTCGGCCATTAGAAAGTATCCAGTAAGGATTCAGCGCCAAGCTGGACGCGGCGTGGTAGGCGCTTGTATTGCTCAGCCGCTGCGTCATAGATAGGGATGAGTGGTTCTGCTATGGCTTTACCTGCAGCCATCGGGCCTTGGAGCGCGCCGCCTAGGAGTCCTAGCGCGCTTTCGGTAGCGTTTCGACCAATCTCTGTGCGAGGTTGGTAGTCAAGCGAGTTTTGAGCTTGCGCCCTTCTTGCTTCTATTTCGTCTGTTGACAAACCACCTGGTGCTAACTGCTGCAAGGTTAGCGCCGCAGAAATAAAAGGTTCGGCAAAAGCGCTGCCAGCGTTAGCCAAGAAGTCAGCGCCGCCAAGCACGCCCTCGTTAAAGCGCTGCACTGTGGCGTTACCAAGTAAGCCAGCGCCTATAGTTACAGGAGCAGGGCTTGCTAATAAATTAGTTGAGCTTTTTCGTCTTGGGTCAAATTTTGCGTTGACAGAGCGAATGTTGTTAGGCTCGAAAACAGCAACGTGAGTAGATGGCGCAACCGACAACCCAACTGCATCGTTTAGGTTTAAAAATTTAACCCCTGCCCTGCCATCATGCTTTGCACTATCTAAGGCAAATTCTATTTCATCGCTAACACCCCAATCGTCAAAAGAACGACCTTCCATGTCAATTTCAAGCAAATCATTTTTTGCATATACTGGGATAATATTTTGGCCAGCAAGCCGCTCTTTTTGTAAAATTTTTTCTAGTTGGTCGGCTTCATCAAGCAAATCATCGTACTTATCGAAATTTCCTTTCTGCTCTGCTTCTTCAGCTTTTCTTATTAAGTCTTGAACCGGGCCTCTAATAGCTGAATGGTGTGCGTAAGTGTTTGCGGTTGTGGGATCATCCGACATCCAAAACGCTTTTTTTGCACTTCTTGAGCCTGTAAGCGACCCAAGATTAGATTTTTTAAAGCCTTTAAATTCTTTTGAGGTGCCATGATAAAGAGGCAAATCAATATTGAAATCTTGCCTTTTAGCACGCGCTATTCTTTTAGACTGCGAGGCGGCAGAATCTAAAGCTGCGTCTAGTAGCCCTTTAGCCGCCAACTACTTGGCCTTCTTTTTACTTTGCTTTTTTTCTGCGGGCGCTTTGCGGGACATCAGCTTTTCAATGTCGGCGGCTGCGTCAGCTACGCCGCCTGGGCCTCTGCGATAGGTTTTATTAGACATCCAGCGAACCCCACATGTGGTGATTAGTTGGAGATCATTTTACCACTCACACTATATTCAGCCCTCGTCTGAGCGGCTTTTGCCAGTTGGTTGCTTGGCTTTTGCCGCCAGACATGGTGATTGCGTTAGAGGCAAATGTGAGGCAGAGCGCGTCTGCGAGGTCGGGAGATCGAAGGCCACGCTTGCGCATACCGTCTTTTGATTCAAGCTGCATCTTGCCGCTTGATGTGAATTTGTACTTCGCGCTAACGAGCTCGGCCAGCAAGTCATCGTCTTTAGGGATGCTCACGTCTCGACCTTCCAGCCACGCTTTGGACAAGAACCACAACTCCGCTCTCAAGTTGATATACGTCTGCTTCGATGAAGGGCTTTCGCTTGAGTTGATGCCAACAGCGGGCAGGCCAAGCTCTCGCAACCTGTCACATACACCACCACCAAGGCCAATGCTGTCCACGTTAATCTGCACGGGCTGGTTGCGCGGCTGCAGGCTCTCATACTCCGCAACGACTGCCCCGGTCAGCTGCATTAGGTCCAAGCCCTGCCAAGTTTGAATGGCCACCAACTCGCGGCCTCTTCTTTTAGCTAGGGCGGATCTGTCGCTACCAAACCGGCTCACGTCCAGCCCCCAGACCATAGGCTCATCGTCTGTGATGATTACGTCCCGGCGCTGCGCACTCTCGACAAGCTCCAGCGGGATGGCCGTGTCATCATCTCTCTGGGGAAATTCCCCTAGCACCCTCACCCGGTAAGCGTTGCTTTCTTCGCCAAAGCGCTTGGCCATCTCGCTTACATAGTCATCGCTCACCCTGGGCGAGTCTATGCAGCTGACCTTGCGGGTCCACCAATCGCCTGACATACGGTGGTGCGTATCGAAGAAAAAGCCGCTGCTTCTGGTTGGGTTGCCTAGCAAGATGGTGCTTGCGTGCTCACCCGACATAGAGCCAGCTGCAGCCTCAAACACAGCCTCTGGGATGCCAGATGCTTCATCACATATAAGTAATACG